GGACATTTAAAAAATGGGCAAAGGTCAGGGATTGAAGGATATACAGCTATATATATATATTTACTATTTTTGTGGTATTTGTGGCAAAATAGGGCGAGGATAAAATTTGACAAATAAGCATTGAAAAGTGGGTGAAAAAGCGGTGAAAATTGTATTATGATACTACATATGAATAATTGTTCATATGTTCTAATTGTACTATTAAAAGTAATACAATAGTAATACAATATAATTGTACTATTAGAAATAATACAATTAAAATTCTAACTGATACACGCTCATATTTTTGCTACTACTCATTTACGCTCATACGCTCATACTTACATACATTCATAATCTACCCACGCAAAAATGCCTTTTAAATGCCCTGTATCGGCTTAAACAGTCAAGCAATATAATTACTTTAATAGACTATAAAAACGCTTATAGGACTATTTAAAAGGCAAACATAAGGTATATAGGATAAGCAATTAAAAGTATATATCAATCAATCACGCTGTCACGCTTTAAACATTCATAAAAATATTGTGTTGCTGTCTGATTGCGTGATTGCAAAAAGTTATCTATCTTGTCAATATCAGTTAATTTTATATATATTGCTTTATGTTTGTATGTTTTTGCTGCATACTTGTTGTTTGCTCTGATTTTAGCAGCACTATTTTTATTATCATTTTTAATTGTTGTTTTTTGTTCGTTTTTTTGTAAATCTGTTATAATCATAGTTATATATTATTATAATTAATAATTGTTATTATTTATTTGTATATGTTGCATAAAATATAGTACAATATAATATTGTATCTTTGTGTAACAATAAATAGTTATAATTCTTTTATGCAATTATAAATACAATATTATATTGTATAATAGTGTTAACGAAAAGAGATAAAGAAGCAAAAACAAATACATAATATCTCATATCGTTATTGTAGAAATTCAATTGTTACAACTCACAACACAAATATTTTAAACATTTTAATTGTGTTGCGTAAATCAAAAAATGTTTGCACCTTGACAACTGAATGAACTTGCAACAGTCTTGAGCCTGCGCTCATCTATACATTAGTATAGCAATAGTGCCTCTAAAGTCCTTAGACAAAGTATGTCAAAATTCGCATAAAGAAAAATAGTAATAAATAAATGTGCTATTGAATGTATGTGAACAGCGATATATTAAGCCTTTGAGCTTTAAGCCCTCAATGAAGAAAGCTATTACTATGCCGTCAATGGGTGAAGTGCACCCTTCAAGCTGTTGATACTCAAGTCAAACCTTTATTTTTGATTTTAATTATTTTAACTTTTTAGGCGATTGCACAAAACAGTAACAATAATTATAGCGTTTATTTTGTGTAAATTGCATAATTTGAAAAACTGATTTTGTGCAATCTATAAAGAGTTAAAATGCTCTTAATGTGTAATTACCATTATTATACATTAAATACATAAAAAAGTCAAGAAAAATTTTAAAAGGTGGTAAATATATTATGAAAACAAAAACAACTGCAAAGGCAATTAAAGAAAGATATAAAAAGTGTTATTCTGCAGGTTATGGTCAATTACAATTCTTGTTAAGTCGTATTGAACCGCTGTATTACCACGCTGGCGTGTACGGCTGGGATTATGATGTCTATATAATTGATGATGTAGCAATTTTTACAGGCTATCGTTACCCATCAAGCGGTATAAAGCACATCCCGTATGAAATAGCGGAAAAATACGACAAGTACGCAAAAAAGATTATTGACGCAAATCACAGCAATAAGTATAAATTTGTGTTGAGTGTACTTAAAAATTTAATTAATGATATGATTACAGAATTAAATTAAGTCGTTGCATCGACTATAAAAAGCCCGTTAGGATGCAAGCGTTCCGCCCATTGTGGGCGGAGGTCGGGAAAACCGAAAAATCAAAAATTTAATAAAGGAGTTAATACATATGATGACATTAGCAAAATTAACAGAATTAGTAAATCAGTGCGTGAACGCAAAAATTGAGTTTGAAGTGGAAAGCGACTTTGATGTAGAAACACTCAGCGGCGGTTATTATTTCGATGATTTAACAGAAGCATATAACTATTTAAAAGAATCACTCGAAATACAAACTGATCCTGAAGCGCTTGAGTGCGACGATGCTCCCGCAAAAATTGACGGTATAGGCTTGTATTTACATTTTAATTCAGATGATATGGAAACAATTTGCATTGCATATTACAGCCGCAAAAGTGATACTGAATTTATCGAAAGTTACTAATTAATACAATCCTTGTTTGGTAGTCGCAAGGTAAAACAAAACCGCTACCATATCAAATTTAAAAAAATTATTATAAAATGGAGGATTTACTATGAATAAAATTTTATATCTTGAAAAAAAGGTTACAATTTTTCAGACGGTTTAGACGGTGGCGAAAGTATCAAAACTGTATCAGATGTTGGAAATTATCGAGTATGTACGCCCGACGAATGTGTTATGGGTAAAGATGGCAACAAATATTTTCTTGAGTTTTCAAATTGGGATAAATATCATTACAGAACAGAGAATAAAAGAACAGGAAAGCCGTTAAAAAAGCCCGTTCGTGAATTAATAATGGCGAATGCGGTACATACAGATACACAATACACCGCAAGTGATAAATTTTGTTATCGCAACTCAAAACTTGAAAAGAAAATCAATTCAGTTGACAGATTATATACACTTGAAAACATTTTACAAATTGTAAATGAAATCAGCAAAGACAACTATATTAAAATTGAATTTATTTAATTAATACAGAGCAAATATAACGCTGATGGGCGGATGCTGTTTTGGCATCCGTTAAAGCTACAAGTCACAAATCCAAAGTAGTGACTATGTTTGCGAAAAATTAAAAACAGATTTATTAAGGAGGACAAAATAATGGACGAAATGAAAAATATAGTAAAAAGCATTATTGAAACGGCGCAGGAATGTAAGGACGGCGGAAACTATGACGCAGCTTTCAGCCTTGCAGATATTGCAAAAAATCTTATTGACGAAATGGCAGGTACTATAAATTGCCCATCTAATTGGCGAGACATCGGCGAGGAATTAGCCGAGGAATATCAGAGCGATGACTGGGTAATGGAAAATTGCAAACTATACGAATATGAAAATTAAGGAGGAAAACACAAGCCGAAAGCTGTCACCCGATACAACAGAGCTTTTGAAGGGCTGAGCTTATCAACCCTATCCCATATCAAATTAAATCAAATTATTATAAAAGGAGATAACAAGTTATGAAGTACAAAAATTATGAAGATTACAGAGCAAAAACTCAAAAAGAATTTGACAGTCTGCCGATTTTCTTTGCGTTCTCTAATGAGCAACTCAAAGAGGCTATGGAAGCAAGAGGACTAAAGGAAACAGACACAGACAAGATATATAGACTTGGTGGTGACGGTTGCGGCGGTTTTTATCTCAAAAGCGATGCCGATATTATCAGAGACTATATAAACAAGCCCGATGAATTGCCCGAGCTTATGAAAGACAAGGATTTTGCTATATCTGCGTTTGAATATGAAATGAAAAATCACGAATACGCCATTAATTGGCAAGGTGCATATGATGTATGCTCTTGTTTTGGTCGTTGCAGGTACGGCGAAAATAAAGGCTATACAGACTATTTAAAGGAAATCGGATACTCAGACGAAGTTATACAGTGTTACAAAGAAGCAAGAAAAAGATACTATAAGTATTGCGAAGAAAACGATTTGTATTAATACAGAGCCGTCAAGCCGGCTATAAACAGTCCATTAAGACTTGAGCGTTCGCCTGCCGTTGTGGTGGGCGAGGTTGGAAACAAACACACAATTCAAATTCAACAATTCAAATTCAAACAGATTTATTAAGGAGGAATTATTATGTATAAATACGGTATGCGTTTAAGAGGTTTTTCAATAGGTTGTCAGCCTATGAAAAATTTTGTTGAAAGAATTGACGATAACAGTGGTAAATATCACGATATATTAATTTATAGTGAGAAATTATCTGATAAAGATGCAAAAGACTATGAGCTTGATTTTTTAGGCAAAGAATAATTAGGAGAAATTATTATGGATGAAATTAAACAGTATGTAGAAAACGCTATTACAGACGGCAGAGAGGTTACAAAGCACTATGCTAACAGATGTGACTATATCTTTATTAAAGAGAATGACAGTTGGATTAGCATTATAGATATAACAGACGGTATATATAGCGCTGTCATTCAAGCTAAAGATATGAAACACGCTTTAGAATTTATCGCATTAAGGGAACCGTTAACCGTTCCGGTAACGATTTTGTAAAATATATATAAGGATGTTTGGATGAATATTCTTAAGGGAACACAATGTTCCTTTAAGAATTAACGCCGCTTTAAAGTGTTAAACAAAAGTATCGAAATGGACAACTTGTTCCTTTCGTAAACACCCGATAAATACTACATAATTTGGCAATACTAATTCTTAATTGGACATCTTGTCCAATTAAGAATACAGCAGAAAATAAGCAATAAATCTTTAAAGGAACATAATGTTCCTTTAAAAAATCAAACAAAACTATCTAAAAGGACATTTTGTCCCTTTAGAAGTACAACAAATAACAATCTTTAATTGGATATTTTGTCCAATTAAAAAAATACATATTAATCAAAAAGTAAATCAGAAAGGAAATTATATGAAAATGGAAAACACATTACAGACAATTCAGCAGAAAGAATTGTTACTGACTGAAACAAAACAAAAGGAATTAAGAGAGCAGTATATAGACCGTGTGGATGTCTTAGAAAAGGTTAAAAGCCTTATTATGCTGCCTGATGTTGAGCTTATGACGGTGGCTCAAGTGGCGGATTTTTACGAGGTTGATGTAGATACTGTTAAAAGGGTACATCAAAGAAGTCTTGATGAAATTAATGCAGACGGCGTTGTTAATCTAACAGGAAAATCTTTAAAATCTTTAATGGAACAAAATGTTCCATTAAAAAAATATAGTCAATTACACGGTAAATGTGAGGTTGAATTTAACGACGGCACAAAAATCGTTTTACCAAACAGAGGTATTAAAGCCTTTTCAAAACGAGCAGTATTAAGAATAGGTATGTTGCTTCGGGACAGCAAGATTGCAAAAGAAGTCAGAACACAACTTTTAAATACCTTTGAGGAAGCACCTGCCGAGGCTAAAACAGTGAATATCAATGAAGAATTGGATATACAAGCGAAAATCGGTCAAGCGTTTCTGTCAGGCGATATTATGCAGATTGCAGAAGCCGTTACAGAGGGGATGGCTTATAAGAATAGACATATTGCCAAACTTGAAAGTCAGAATGACGATTTAAAACTTGTAAATGGTACATTGACAGATAAAACATTATATTGGGCAGACAGAGCCTGTCTGAATAAAGCAATCCGTACTATGGCTAATGTCAGAGGTGTTCCAATAGGTCAGGTGTGGAAAGAATTGTACGATGAGTTATTATACGGTTATCATATTAACCTTAAAGCAAGAGGTGGTAAGCCGTATATTGCACATATCAGAAAAGAAGAATGGGCAAATGTGGTTAAAGTGTTTACCGCTATGTGTGAGAAAAGATACCTTAATACTGCCGATATTTTAAGGAAATCGAAAATAAAAACAGAGGATAAATCAAAGGGCAGAAAGGAAGATTGATGATGAGCTATCCTATTATATTTCAAACTAAAGTTGTTAAAATCAACGATAATGAAATTATCCATTTCAATAGAATTGGTTGTAATAATGATGATGAAGGCAGAGTGGCGAATGTGTACGAAGCAAAAATCCGTACTATTGAAGATTTTAAGCGTATGGCTGAAGGATTTATTATAAATTCAAAACCTTATAAGGAAACAGGGGTTTTTGACCTCAAGGTTGGTAGCAAATGGTGTTCTTTCTATGATTATGGAATGTATTTATTAAGAGCACTAAAAAGGGCTGATAATTTGGAAACATTCAAAAATAATTATGCCTTTAGAGCTACCGTTATAAAAGGTATTGAGGCTACAGATATTGATAATGCTATTCATAAAGTGTTCTCAATCATAGAATATCCTGATATATTTGATATATACTATGAATCATTCTATAAATCAAGGTCAGGTAACAGAGTTTTTGAAGGCATTGACTTCGGTAAGGCTTCTTGCCGCAAAGTAATTGATTATATTTACGATATTAAAGATTCTATTGATTTAATTAAAGAAGGATTCCCTATTGAATGTTACATCAAAAAGAATAAAAAGGAGAAATTATGAACAATACATATAGAGTGAACTACCCACCACCTAAAGGTAGTGGGCTTCTGTTAAATGGTTCACCAGACTAAGTATTCAGAAATGAATACTACGATATTTAGGTTATGATACCTTCGGTTGACGCAACAGACCGTTGCTCTATCGTACATATTTAAGTTAGGTCAGAATAAGAACAGCCTTGTGATATGTATGCAAAAAGCCTTTATATCATTGTCGAGTTGAAGTCGGAACAGTTGTATGGTAATAGTGCAACAGAGTACGCATTACCTACCATTTGGTAGAGTATTTATAAGGAGAAACTTATTTATGGTTTATGTAATTTCTCAAGATAGCAAACCACTTATGCCGTGTAGTAATGTAATTGCAAGGTTATTACTCAAGCAAGGTAAAGCAAAAGTTAAAAGGCGTGAACCATTCACGATTAAATTAACTTGTGAAACAACTAATTACACACAAGACTTAACTCTTGGTGTAGATACTGGAAGTGGAACTATTGGCACTGCTGTAAGTAAAAACAATGGTGATATTGTTTATATGGCGGAAGTTGTTGTAAGAAACGATATTACTGACAAAATGACACAAAGAGCAAAGTATCGTAGAAACAGACGAAATCGTAAAACTCGTTATAGAAAAGCAAGATGGTTAAATCGTGCAAATTCTATTAGAAATGATAGATTTAGTCCTACAATGCAGAGCAAACTTCATAGTCATATAAAAGAAATAGAATATATTAAATCTATTTTACCAGTTACAGAAATGGTATTTGAAACAGGTCAGTTTGATACTCATCTTATGAAAAATCCAAGTCTTATAAATCCTAAAGTTAAACATTGGGGTTATCAAAAAGGTACTAATTATGGGTTTGAGAATACCAAAGCCTTCGTTCTCAATAGAGATAACTATACTTGTCAATATTGTAAAGGCAAGCATAAGGATAGCAAATTAGAAATTCATCATATTGTATTTCGTAGTCAAGGTGGTTCTGACGAAGAAAGTAATTTAATTACTTTATGTCACACCTGTCATAAAGATTTACATAGTGGGAAGATTAACACTAAACTAAGCGGTAAAATTAAAGGCAACCTTAAATATGCTACGCAAATGAATTCTATCCGCAAGCAGCTTTTCAGATTATATCCAAATGCCATTGAAACTTTTGGATATGTGACAAAGGCTAATCGTTTGCATTTAGGGGTAGACAAAGAACATTATTATGACGCTTGTACTATAGCAACACAAGGAAATGCTTTTAATGTAAAAAGTAATCTTTACAAAAAGAAATGTGTTTCTGATGGTGATTTTCAACAGACGAAAGGAATTCGTTCAGAACAGCCTATTGTTACAGATAAGATTTGTGGTTTTAGAAAATATGACAAAGTAAAATACTTTGGCAGGGAATACTTTATCAAAGGAAGAATGTCTACAGGATATGCTATTCTGATGAATATTAACGGTGAAAAAGCTGATTTTAGTTATTTGCCAAGAGGGTTTAAAACGCCAAAGTTAAGTAACTGTAAACGAATCACTGCAAGAACATCACAAATGGTACAGGCAGTGGCAATTTAACGCCATTCATCCCATCACCTAAAGGTAATGGGTTTTCTGGCTGAATATTTATAAACTTGCAAAATTTCAGCATTTTTGCAAGTTGGATTGGGGGTTGAAATATGAGATATAAATTACTTAGAACAATAAACAATGAGTCTGAAACATTCGGTGTGTACGATACATTTTCTCAAGCGTATGGGGAGATGGAAAGAGATTATTATAATTATATGTCTGACTGTGAAATCATACATTACAACGAAATTTGCGCCAATGAGGCTGTTGTGGTTGACAATGAAGATGAGTGCCACTGGCTGATTGTAGAGGAAAGAGAGGGGTATAATGTCTGAGTATATTATTGAACATTTTACTGCGAATGTAAATTATAGAGAACAATGTATGAGAGATTGGTATTTAATGTCAATCTCTGAAAGAGCTGTATATGATGATAACTTTAATGTGTATATGGCTGAAAGGTTGTTAAAGTGAGTGATTTGTTTGCTGTCTGTGGATGCAGTCAACAAGCTGAAAATATTGTGGTATACGGTTTATTTGATAATTACTCGCAGGCAGTAAAACAAATAAACATACTATTGCCTCTGATTAGAGATGGGCAGATAGCAGATAAACAAAAAGATACTATAGAATATATAAATTTGCTACAAAATTCAAAAATAATTGGTAGTTTTTGGTAATGTAATTGCAATTATTTTTAAACTATGATACGATTAATAAGAGGAGAAAGTTTTGGAACATAAAAAAATAACGATATAAGGAGCATAACAATTATGAAAAAAATTAAACAAATTAATAATCTTGTTATTAAGCAGGATACGGCACGACAAATTTCGTACTTTGGCAACATAATGGATAATCCTAATCATTTAAATCATTTAAAATGTTCCGTGTTTAGTCTTGATGGGAGGTGCTTAGAGGATAGACTTACTCTTGAACAGGCAGAAGATTTTTGTAATACAAATAAAGGTTTTATATAAAAGAAAGGACAATACATATGAAAATGACAAAAGATGAAGAAAAAATAAGAGTTGATATTGATAAATTGAAGATTGGAGATATTGTGTATGTGCCTTATTTTAAAGGTTACAAATATCCTTATTGAAAAAAAGAGATAATAGAAAAGGTCTCACCTAAAAAGCAAAGTATAAAAACTAATTTTTTATTGCGAAGGAATAATGATTGCATATTTTACTTTTTTGAACATCACCCAAGTATGAATATAGAAAATTCAATCTGTAAAGCACAAGACGAAATTAAAAAATTTAAAAATTATATTTATGAATTTAGTTTTGATTTGTGTAACACTTTTGATGATGATAAAATTGTAGAAATTGCTGACAAAATGTTAGAGTTAGAAGAACTTATTGAGTCCGCCAAAAAGAGAGCATAACTTTTTTTGGCTCTGATATTAAAGTAATGAAAAGAGAGGTGATATTTATGTATAAAGTAGGAGACAAATATGTTTTAAAAAGTACAAATGGAATGAAATATATTTGTATTATTGAGAATATTAACGAATGTAGAGAACCAAGCCTTAAATATGCTTTAGATGTCATAGATGAAAATGATGTTAGTTATTATAAATCTTATAGAGACTATTTCTTTTGTGGAGAGGAATTTATGAGCAGGCTTGCAAAATATTAAGGTATTTCTTGAGTTTCAAGAAACACCTTAATAGTAAACAAGTATATAATAGAAAAGAGGCATCATCAGGATTGTGGAAGGTCGAGATGATACCTCATAACACAAACACAAGCCACTCCATTTGGAGAGGGTTAGCGTTAGCCTACCCTATTTGGTAGTGTTCATTATACATAATAGCAAAAATTGGCAGATTTGTCAATCACATTTTAGCTGAAAGGACTTGAGAAAAATGATTAGTTTTTTATGCGCAGTATGGTTGCTTTACCATATAATTTCAGAGCAATACTGTATAGGATATGCACAGTATAAAGGTTACAAAGAAAAAAAGAAACAAGAAGAATACAATAGACTTCAACGGGAAAGAAACAAGCAAAAAGTATTGTCAGACAAATTAACTTGTGAAAATTCTGCCATTGACAATTAGTAAAAGAATGTATATAATAGTATAGTCGAACAGATGTTCTATTATTAAAAGAAAGGATGAAAATTAAAATGAACAAAGAAATTGAAAATAAAATAAGAGAATGTTGCACATTTTTGATTGAACAAGAGAATGGATTAGCTTTTGTAAGAAGTATATTTTACCCGCCTGCAATTTTTGGCGATATATTAGATTTTACGAAAGGTGGAGACTTTCCTACTGATATGAGCATATCCGATGTGTTGGACTACAAGTATATAATAACAGAACTTGCAAAAGTAAGACCGATAACAGAATCAACTGATTATTTCAACAAGCATATAGTTGAATACATATTTAATGCAAAGTCGGCTATTACAGGAGAGAAAGCTATAATCAAAGGTTATGTAGCTGATAGTGAACACAATGCTAAAATATGGAGTGGTGGTTTTATATACAAAGGTAAATTTCACGAGGGTGATTGGGGATTGCCGGCAAAGATTTTTAAGATTGCTGATAAAATAAGAAAAAAGAGAGGGCTTAAAAGAAAATTTTTAAATTTTTGAAAAAAACTATTGACAAATGAAATTACATAATGTATTATAGTGGTACAGAAGATAATTAGGGTTTTAAAAAATATTTCGCTTTTTACAAAATAAAATGCGATTTACCTATAATTATATTTCTGAAAAATGATTTGGAAAGAAATTCAGAAAAAAATTAAATTAAAATACCAAATGGAAGGAGAATGAAAATGAGAGTCAATAATAATTGCACAGAGGAAATCAAATGTGGAGATGTATTTTTTGCAGATTTGTCTGGCGAAGGCTCTCTTCAAACAGGTTTAAGACCTGTTATTGTGGTTAGTAATGACACAGGTAACTATTTTAGTTCGGTTGTAACAGTAGTTCCTCTGACTTCAAAAAAGAAAAAAGAATTACCCACACACACAACTTTACATCCTAATGCTATAAATGGATTAAATAAAATTTCAATTGCTTTAGCTGAACAGATAACTACTATACCGCAAGATTATCTTGTAAGGAAGATAGGTTGCCTTAATAATAAAGAGATTAATAATGTTAGATTTGCAGTATTAAATATGCTTAGTATGAGTTGTTTGGCAAAAGTAGTATATGATAAAAAGAAAACTAATTTGGTTGCTAAAGCAGCGTAAAACATTTGATAGAACTTGATGTCAGCCGTTGACAAATTAAGTTACATATTGATATAATAAAAGAAATATGTAATTAAAACAACAGAAAAGAGGTTTTATGTTAATGGCTATATCAGAGCAGCATATTGATATTATAAGAGAAGATATTACTGACGATGATAAGAAATTTTCTGCAATAAATACCACTGTAAAATCAGTTCATCAAAAATATCTTATGAGTCTTAAAATGAGAGAACTGTCAAAGGAAGAAAAACGAATAGGTAAAAGTTGTCTTAAATGGAGCGACAGCGAGCTTTTTGATTTTATATCAAAAAGTCCTTATTCAGAAGAAATGAATTTATTTAGGACAGTCTTACGAGAGTATTTTCAAATTAACAACCAAAAATTTCCTGTTATAATAGATAAAGTCGATTTTTTAAATGTCGTACCGGATTGTGTTACTGATATGAAATGGGATAAACACAACATCATAAATGTCAATAAAAATCTCTTTGATAATATGGCAAGGAATAGAGAGGAAGCCTTTGAAATATATAGTTTGTTTTTAGCATACTCATTATTATGTTATTACAATGCTAAAATCAAATCTGATGATATTTTTGAATGTCAAATACAAAAAAGTGGAGATAAGTATTATCTTTCGTCATATGGAGTAACTTTTTCAGTTGATGAAAAGACAAAGAATTTTTTTAAAGCGGTCACAATGACAGCTCAAAGAAATAACTATTCCTTTAAAAGTTATAGAGATTGTTGGAGTCATAAAAGACAGGGAGATGACCGTTTTAAATCGTTTTCCATATATGCAATTAAATGGTCGGGTATATATCGAAGGATGTATGAATATGACTTAAAAAATGATGGTATTATCTCGGCAGGGTTTATTCAAAGAAAGCTATTAATTCAGTTTGGACATCCGAAAATAAGAAATAATGATGATTTTCAAAAAGCAATTAGACGATATAATCAATGGCGAAAAACTTTTGGTCTAAACTTTTGACCTATAAAAAGTTAATTCTGGCTATGTGCTATAATGGTGCATAGCCAAATAATAACAAAGGAAAAATGTAAAAAGCGAACTTATAATAAATAAGAACTTAAAAACATTAAAAAATAACTAAGTATATTGGGAGTGTGTGTATGAGCCAGCAGTTAGCTATTACAGGTTTTTTTGAAAGTAATAAATTAAATACTGAATCACAAAATCAAAGTCCTGTTAGTAATAATATTATAAGTCTTGAGGATTTCATAACAAAAACAAGTACGACTAAGAATACTGATAATAATTCTTTTAAAGTCAAGGCTCAAATTGTTGCTGATGATTATATTAAAACAGTTGAAACAAAGCATAATCCCACTGATGCTTTTAGTGTCGAGGAAGTTAAACTATTGCTTGACTATCTATATTCTCAAAATGGTAAATATCCGATTAATGATATTCGCAACCTTGCTTATATTACATTGAGCGTAAATGTAGCCCGTAGAGTTAGTGATATTCTTAATTTAAGGATTGGCGATGTAGTTAATATCAAAAATGGTGTAATTGAAATTGCCGACCACCTTTGTTTAAAAGAACAAAAGACTGATAAATATGCTCGTGTGAAAATTAATTCATATGCCAGAGAAGCCTTAAAATTCTATCTTGAAAAACTTGGGCAGTATAACCTTGCAAAGTGTTTACCGGCAAGCAAATTGTCCGATTGGCTATTTCCTCAATGTTATAACAGAGAAAAGCCAACTACACCTGATAGTATGCGTAAAATGATTAAAAGGCTTATAGATAAAATAAGGGTAGTTAATAAAGACTTCGCAGACCGTGTAAATGAAAATTGTACAGAATTATTCAACAAGCATTATGGTACTCATTCTTTGAGAAAGACTATTGCAAGAAATGTTATTGATAATTCAAATGATGTTAAAGATATTCAACTTACAACTGAATTTTTAGGACATTCAAGTCAAAAGATTACTTCTACTTATTTAAATATTCAAAGGGAAGAGCTTGATGACTATGCTGAAAAATTTGGTATTGGAATTAGTTTAGAATAAAAAACAAACAGAATATATAATATGAAAATCAACTGTAAATTTTCGGAAGTCTTTTGTTGCAGATTATATATATGGAGCTATGGTGTAATGGTTAGCATAGCAGACTTTGACTCTGTTGATTAAGGTTCAAATCCTTATAGTTCTGCCAATAACAAGACAAGTATAACTATATTATAGAATTATAGATTATGCTTAAATAACACCTCCTTTTAAAATAAAACAGACACATAACGGATAAGTGTCGCTATAAAGAATTGCTTTGTGGTTGCCTTATAAGCTGAATCCGTTATTGACAAAAGAAATGTTATTAATGTAAGAATTGATAACGGTTGGCGGTGGGTTTATATATATTATTTAAAGAAAGGAAATTTTTTATGGATAAACTTATATTAACATTAAAGCGATTAAGGGTTGGAATTTCATTTGTAAGTGTTGTTATTACAGTTGTATTATTTTTTATTTGCAGAGAACAAGCAGTATCTTGGAGAGGAAATGAAACGGTTGGTGGAGAATGTATGCTGTTATTTATTCCACTTATTACAGATATTGTGTACATAAATATTAGAGATATTATCTTGGAACATTACAGAATGAATGTGCCTATATTAAAAAGAAGAGTGCCTAAACCAACTATTAAAATTGATAAAATATTATCGGTGAAAAGAAAGGATTTTACATAATGATTGATTGTACGAAAACTGAAAATTATTTTGCCGAAAAAGCAAGAATGACAAGAGCAACAGAATCAGAATACGGAATATGCAAAATCAATTGCAAAAAATGTCCTTTATATCCCACAAACAATTGGACATCTGAAAATTTATCGTGTGTAAGTTTTGAAAAAAGATATCCCGAAAAAGCAATTGCAATTGTACAAAAGTGGAGCGATGAACATCCGCAG